CGAGGAATGTCCCCGGCTCGATGCGCTGATAATCGGTAGACCTTCCAGATGGAGTGTTGGCTACCGAATAGTCTGTAGCATCATCCACGAAGGTTTCGACCTGCTGGATGCTTGCCGTATCGTGTTGGCGCACGGCAGCGATGGCGGATTGAACCGATGCCCCTTCGCCCAGATTCCGGCGCAACTTGGCCGCGATTGAGAAGGTTTCCAGGGTTTCAAAGCTGAAGTCTGAAACGCCCCGCTTGATTGACTTGGGGACATTGCACTTGATGTGAACTATGTTGTGCGCCTTGACGATTTCGCCCATCGGCGTTTCCGGGGTCTTGTCGTGTTCCTTGTCCTCCCCACGGGGCGCAATGTGGCTTATGTGGTAATTTTTGATGTTAAAAACATCATCCGGGTCGGTCTCGATCCCGTAGGACCAATGCGAGAAATCCTCTCCAGGTGGCTGAATCACCTGTTCCGGCTCGACGGTGCGGACCAATAACCGTCCAGAAGGCTGGGGGAACAGGCGGAGGAAGCATTCGCCATCGGTGCGGGATCGGCTGAAGACTTCCTGTTCAAGCAAATCCCATTCGTTGTCGTTGCGGAATTTCTCGACTACTTCCTGGACGGCATTGACGAGCGAGTCCTCGGCATCCGTACCTGCTTTAGGCCCGATCCGATAGTTGAACCCCGGCCCGATGACATATGAGCAGAGTCCGTTGAGTAATCCTTGAGCATTAGGATTAGTGGTAGCCACCAATCGTGCCTGGGCGCGGAAGAGTCCAAGCTGCTGCTCGGAATACCAGAACGGATAGTTTGATCCGTAGATGCGGTCTTGCGGGTTTGAAATAGGGTAGCTGTATACCCCACCATCCCTAAAACGATCCAGAAGATCAATGTAAGAAGAAAGCCAGAAATCGTTGGTGAGAACATTCTCTCGGAGGGGTCGGCGCACCTTCTTGCCATGTTCAGGGGAGACACGCCCATTGGACCGTCCAGGGATGAGGAAATCGAGGATTTGTTGCCACACGCTCATTGTTTAGCCCTCGATCTCCTGGTTTTCTGTGTATCATTTTGACATATGCGGCAACAAATTTTTGCCGTTCCATCCTTCTGTGGCCTTACTCGCAAATTCAATCGGTTCCACTTATGACCATTTGCACAAGTGTTATTCCTGTGTGCCTCCATCAGTCTGCTTTGTCCGCGCCTTGAGTTCTCCCCAACCGTAACAATTTCCATGTGTGCAGGATTCACGCAAGATTTGTTCCTGCAAGTGTGGTCGATTACCTTGTTTTCTGGAATATTACCGATCAGCATTTCGTAAAAAAATCTGTGCGCTCTTTTATTTCTGTAATTTATTGTGACTTGTCCATAACCGGCATTATTCCTACTGCCATTCCATGTCCAGCAACCCTCTGCTGAAGATGCTTGGACATTAGACCAAATTTTATTCATTCTCGTTTTTTCAGAAATCACGCTATTATCCTCTTGAACCTTCCAGAATTAGTCTTTCTTGAATTCCAAAGTCCAATCATAGCACGAAGTGCCATTTCCAAAGAATCAGGCCCATCGTCGAACTTCCCCAGGGGAAACTCGCGCAGTTGTGCGACGAGAAGGCGGGAACCCTCTGATCTCCTGAATCGGATGTTCCTATTGGCGAGATAGGGTCCAATCCTTCTGATTCGCACATCCTTGTTGATGGTATTGTAAAGCTGGATAATTGGAATATCAGTTCCCCGGCTTTCACACTCAAGCATGATCTGCTTCGCCAGCAGATGCTGGAACTGGTTGGTCTCGACTACCAGGGCATCCGGCTCAAAGTCGGTTGCCTCCTTGGCGAACCGGCTGATGATCTGCTCCGAATCCATCTTGAGCATGACCGCATCACAGTAGAGGACATTGCTCCGATCCCGCGCCAGCTTGACGATTGCCGAATAGTCACCATGACGGGCATCTTTCCCCTTGGATGGGTCTATTGACAGCGTACTGATGGTGATGTGTTCGTTTTTCGGGAAGTCATCTACCCAGATATGCTCTCCAAAGTGAGAGTTGGGCCATTCCGCACCATCTGAGTCCACGAATTCGCCATCGAGTTCCTGGGAGGCTTGCTTGTCTGAGTATTGCTTGGAGATCGCCCCCACAAACTCTCCAGCAAGGAAAGGATTCTGCGAGGTCTTGGATTTGAAGATGGCGGTGTTTTCCCGGTCACCTTTTCCGAAGACATTGTAAGTCCAGTTGGCCATGCCCTTGGGCGTGAAGGTGGCGGTGAGGAATCCCATGTCGCCCCCCTCACGAAGGCGACCGATGGCGATATTGAAGACTTCCTCGTTCATGTAGGATGCTTCGTCCATCCAGATGCCGGACAAGTTGGGACCGCGCAGCTTGTCTGGATCGTCACCGGATCGGAAGATGATTTCGCTGCCGTTGTTGAGGACGAGGCGGGGCGGTTGCTTCCACTTCTCCTTGGTCACTCCTAACTCATCCGCCAGTTGGTAGATGGTTCGCATGGTTGCGTCTTGAAGGATCGTGTAGGTCGGGCTGATCACCATGTAGAGGCGATTCCGGCCTTTCTCCGACATGGCGCGGCGCAGAAGGTCATAGGCTCCGACATAGGACTTGCCGCTGTTATGGTGCCACAATCCAGCAGCAGAGTAATGTTCTAATTCTGGAACAGTTAAATCATAGAAATCACCATGCCTTGCAAATGTTATATCTTGCACTCTATCCCAGAATGAGTTAGTATAAGGAGGCAAACAAATTCCAAGGAGCAATCCCAATGTACTTTGATTTAGTTCTTCGAGCCGTTCTTTCGATACGGTCTTATCAGGCATCTGAGAAAAACAAGACAATTTGGGAAAAAGTTGTGATTGCATATCAATATGAGCAAAATCAGCATCGTCTTGCTGAAAAACTTGGTATGCGCCAAAGCCAAGTCTCCAGAATCCTTCGTCGCTTTGGTATTTGTGCTGGTAGAGGAAAGCGTTCTCCTGTCCATCAGCTTCCAATGGATGACATTGTTCGCCAATACAATGAAGGTATGTCAACCATTGGCCTTGGTCGCTTATATGGTGTTGATCCAGAAGTGATACGCCGAAGGATGATCCGGCATGATAAGACTCTCCAGATGAGAGGACCGGGAAACGCTTCTGGATCAAGGAATAGTCAATGGAAGGGTGGCAAGTCCCAAATTGAATGGAGTGATTGCCGGAAGTTCGCCCGAAGGATTGCCGAATTTTGTCTAAGTAGAAGGCTTGAATCGGATGAAGTTGTACACCATCACGACGAAGTCCCCGCCAATAATCACCCTTCAAATCTATGGGTTTTTCCAAGTCCCCAATCGCATCTTCGCTACCATCAGCAGCTAATAAAGAGCCGATACGCAATCTGCTCAGAGGAATCCAACCTTCTGGCGTTAGAAAACGGTGGGCTAAGGTTACCAATACCGTTCGACCTGACTCCATTGTCACTCGATAAAGATCAGCTTTCCCCTTACAAAAAGATGGTGATCTTAGAGAAGCACCTAGTAGAGTCTGGCATTCTCCCGCCGAAGAAGTGAGATCGCCAATAGGTACACCGCCCAGAAGAGTTTCTGGTGCGATGCAACCGATTCCGCCCACGAATCCGCGATAGAGGGCATCGGAATGGTGGAATTCGTGCTGCACCTTGTGAAGGCGCATTGTCTTGGTGATCGTCTTGAGATCAGTCGGCTTCTGAGTCTGCGTCGATATCCCCTTCGGTTTCGGCGGCATCGTTGAAGGTCTCCGGTAGGCGGGGCGAATAGTGATTACTGTTGACCGTGATGGGGATTTCCATTGACTTTCCAGAGGTGGAGGAGTCAACGATCTCTTCGACTATTTCGAGGCGAACTTGGTTGACAGAGTGGACTTCCTGGCGTTCAACATAGCCCCGGTCGCGGCCCAGGGTCTTGAGCATGAGTTGGATGGCCCATTGTTGACCATCCTCGACCGCTTCCATTAATTTGCGCTCCGCCTTGTCCAGCATCTTGCCCCGCTCGTCCTTGGCGATGGCATCGAGTTCAGGATCGTTGACAATGCGGTTAGCCAGCTTCGATTTGGTCACGCCCAAGTGTTCGGCGCAAAGGTAGTAGAGGCCTTTGCAGCGTTTGAGCGAGTCGATGATCTCCTGGTTGGTCAGTTTGGAGATTGCGGCAGGGTCATGTCTCTTGACACGGTCTTTGACCGGGACCACCACCTGGGCCACCTCTTGCTTCTCCATGCCGACAAGGGATTTGAGGTCGAATGCGTCCGATGCCCGGTCTTCTCGCGCCAGATAGCGTTTGTCAGCTTCCGATTTGGTTGGGCTACCCTTTGGGCGACCGCGAGGCCTGGGGGATGGGTCCATAAAATTTTTTCCAAAAAAATTGGGTGGTCAATAAAGGACTATTGGAATCGTAAAATGCCACCCCTACCCTTGTCAATTTCCGATATGAGATGTCAATAATAAGTATGTCAATAAAGAGTATAAATGTGGGTTAAATATTTGAGGGGTTATGCGGCGCCCCCCCCCTCGCGTTTATGATTTCCTCCCAAGCTTGTCGTTTTTTATTGCAACATAATCGGTATTATCAGACACAAGCCCAACCACAAAATACCAGGGAAAACAAGCCCAAAATTTAATTATCACTAAGTTGATAATGATTCAATGATCACTAAGTTGATAATGATATGATGGTATTTAATCTTATCCTTCCCAATTCCAAATAACTTATTCCAGTATTTTGGTTGACAGTCTAACGACAGACAAAAGAGAAAGCCCATAGGGAAACCCTATGGGCTTG